CGCCACCTGCTTGTACAGCGACCCGTAATCGGTGTAGGTGACAGCCTCTTCCGCGGTGGGGATCGGGTCGGACGGGAACTGCATATACGCTTTCCACAGCGTCGAGTTCGTCGCCTCATCAATAAACCCGAGCGACTCACCTTTCGACGCGTAATGCGGATGGACACGCACCCTGGCGCGTTTCGTGTTCGACCGGTTCTGCACCGTAATCTCGTACGCCGGATGTTGATTGCCGCCCAACCGTTCAAACGTTTCCGGGTCCACCGTCACCATATTGTTCGCGGTGTTCGCCAGCGCCTCGCCACGCAGAATGACCGCGGTCACCACATCCGCGCGATGCAACAACGCCTGCCATTGCACCGGATCGATCTTGATGAAATGGCCGTCACCCAACGGGCCGTCAGGGGCGGACTCGTCGGCCACCTCCGACGCGTCGTCCTCGGCGAAGGAACCCCAACCGCCAGGATCGGGACCGAATGTTGTCATGTCACCCTCTTGATTCGTACAAGCCCGCCCATGCATTTCATCAGGTTCGGCCACGGCGACAGGCGTGAATCCACCGCGATACCATCAACGGTGAACGCGAACCCTGTCCCTGGCACATAGTCGCCGTCGTCGTCCTGATCGGGAAACACGATCACCTGATCCTCAGGCCCATACGGGGACGGGTCACTCACAGTCATGTGAAGTTCAGTGGCGACACGCTTGATAAACTCCGGGCCGAGAACTGGTTTCGAAGAACCACGCATACGGCCGATCTGCGAAAACGATATCGCGCGCCGTATTTTGGGCGGATACGCAACAATCACATTATTGCCGGTGTCAGGGTCTTTCTCATCGGAAATCACCCTGCGAATATGGGCCACCACATACGGCTCCGGGAAAAGGCTGGCCATGTCAAATAAACCTCCCGGTCCGGTAGTTCGCCAACCTCGCCATCTGCTCCTGGTTCAAGATCAAACCGAAGTTTTGGCTGACCTGAACACGGAAACCGATCGGCGCTTCCAACATTTTCACGTTACCCGAACGGGCAGCCATCGCCTGCTCACCCAACTCAAACGCAACCTGCTTCACATCATCAGGCAAATCGGTGTAACCATGCCAAAACGTGCACGACGCCTCACCAGGACGACTCACCGGCAAATAGAACGGATCATTACCGTAATAATATCCGGAGAACTGCCAGTCATTATAATATGACCAGCCTTTCCGCTGAATCCAACCAGACTGAAACCACTCATAATCGTGCGGCTTAATGCATTGCGGTGGGGAATCATCCCCCACATTGATCGACAACGATTCCACCGCCGTCACATAACGCGACGGCAACATGATGATCCCTTTGGCGCCGGTACGAATATGGTGCAAACAGTCACGCTGATTCGGGTAAATATGCCAGCCACAATACGTGCGAATAGCTTTACCGGCGACACGCAGAAACCAGGCCGGATCATCGGAGAGATACTTTGCCCAATCCGGATCGGATGTGGTGACCAAATCCGGTAACGTCGGCTGCGCCACGCTACGCAACGCGGCCTCAGCTTCATGCCACTGCGGCACAGACTCCCATGTAGGCCCAGTCACGGCTACTCCTCTTCGGTAGTTTCCTTCCTCGGACGCCCACGACGGGGACCAGGCTTCGGCACAGCTTGGGCCTCGACGGCGAGCGCACCAGCGCCACCGGACCCTTCAGGCTCGGCCTCAACAGGTTCCGGTTCCACTTCCGGATTCGCTTCCGGATTCACTTCCGGATCGGATGCGACTTCACCGGCGAATTCCAAAGAAACCCCACCCACATGCTCACCCGACACCGCATCAACCAAATCCACAGCCTTATCGCCCTCACGCTGTTTAGGGAGTGTGTCGAACAGCATCTGCAAATGCTCAGGAACCGGGTCACCATGCCGTTTGAACAACGCCACCTGGGCGCGGATCGCCTCAGCACGCGCCGCAGCAGGGTCTCTCACAAAAATGTCGCCCTCAGGTGGCGGGGCGATCCGGCCGTAATAGCCCTGCCCAACAAAGTAGCTTTCAGGAACCGAACGTTCCCCTCTGCCAATAGCCATATCGGCAGAATAGCAGGCTACGGCTTTTTGTGGCGGGTGCCTTTCCGCGAGCGGTACATGGTTTTCATCATTTGATGGAAGCGGGGGATAACCACATCCCAATCGACAACGGTCTTGACCGGCTTGGGGCGTTTCAGCGCAGCTTCGGCGTTTTGCTTTTTGCGTTCGTTCATCGTGGTCACCACGCCAACTTTATCATGCCAGGCGGGTGCGATATACTGGTTGGGTGTTGTTCCTCGCTGTCACCGTCGTCACCATGGGTGTCATCCTGTGCGCGATGGCCGGATGGTTCACCGTGGGACTCGCAATCCAGAAGGGGACGGCCAACCCTGAAGCGAAACCCAGTGCCGCCCTGCCGTCCCCACCCTGCAGCCTGGACACGGTGGCGGACACCTACGCCGCCCTCGGCAACTGGGTCGGCCTGGCCACAGCGCCACGCACCGACGCCACCTACTGGCGCACATCATTCGACCGCTACCTCGACTCCATCGGCTTCACCCGGACCACCCCAGCCTGGGTCACCCTCATCGACCTCGACGGCAAAGAATACGGGGGCACAATCCGCCAACGCACACTAGTCCACGAATCCGGCCACGACTACATCCAATGGTTCACCGTCACACTCCACTTCCAGCCACCTCTCCTCAAAGACGAAGCCCTCCACGCGGTGCGGATCGGTGTCTCCCCCACACCCACCGGCACACCCATCCCTGTCGGCACCACAAAAGTGTGGGCACACTACGACGACGAGATAGTTGTCACACCCAAAGCCGCCATCGAATACGCACGCGCCTACTAATTGTTACCGCTCGGTAACCCACGCCTGCCACACTGAACAAACCATGAACCCATACGCCAAAAACTACTTCGACGCCAACCCGGCAGCCAAATATTGGTACGCCAGTCCATCAATCCGGTTCCCCAACCCGAAACTGCGGCGCCGACACGACTGGACCGACGACCCCTGGCCCACACATGCCACACCTACCCGGTGAATCGTCCCACGCATGGATCGTTGGCGCCGACACGCGCCAACTCGCGGTCACGCTCCTCGGTCCACCCCTGAGCGCACACCGGCTCCGACAGTTCAGGCAACTCCAACCTGATCGGGCGCCGCGCCGCCTTCAAATACTTAGCGCCAATCACGCCGTACCGGCGCCGCCACCGCTCACACTGCTCCTCGCCGCACCCCTGAGGGCCGAACGTCAAATGACACACCACAAACCCCTTCACCAAAATCCGCGGCAACAGGTTCACCATGCCCTCATCCGCCAACCCCCAAATCAGCGGAAACCTGCGGCCGGCAATAAACGACGGATGCGGCAACTCACCCAACCTCGCAGCAATCTCGCGCGCCACAGACCAGTCGAAGCCCATGAAATTGATCGACAGCCAATCCTCAGACGGCACCAACCCCACCGGACGACCCAACAAAGTCAAATAGTTCTCAAAAAAATAAGAATGTGACATCTCACCAAACACATTCGACTTATGCACATCCAACAACGGAATACCCAACCGCTCAAACCCGGTAAACAAGTCAGGCTCCAACACCGTACACGCACCATTATTGATGATCTGCGCAGACACCACCGCGCCAGGATGGGCTTGGATCGCATCCAAAAAAACACCGAACCGCTGAGTTTGAATGAACACAATATCGTCATCCATCTTCACAAACCGGCAACCCTCAAACTCGGGTTTGTCATAGGACTGGAACACCTGCATGAACGTCTTCTGATTCGAAGAACCATGCAACTCGTTACGAACCACAATCCGATCACCGGACAAGCCGCGAACAAACGCATCATCCTCAGCGTTACGCGTCAAATTCCACACATGGTATTCCACGTGCGGATACTGGTCGAGGATGCGACGAACAAACGGCACCTGCAAAACCATGTTTGCTCGCCTTCCAGCGAACACAAACATGACCACGCGAGGCATGTATCAGCTTTCAGGCCACAGTCAGCGCAGACGACGTAGACGTAACCAACGCCGCCGCCTCCGCACCAGCAGCCAACTGATCCACCGCCATCACCCACAGCCGAATCGCATTCAACGAACACGGAGTCGTCAACGTAGGCACCGCCGGATTGTCCCCAACCTTCTTGATCTTCGTAACACTGGCCATACGCGCAATAGTAGCTGCCACCACCACCACAGATTGCCGGTATACTTGGCGTGTCGGTGGCCAACTTCTCGTGACCCCCATATGATACCGCTGCCGACACAGACTTGTCGGGCAGGCCAGGACAAACGAAAGGCGCCAGTGAAACTGGTCGCGATCCCCCTGCAACAATTCGTCACCGCCGGCCCCAAAATCGTCGTCGGCCTCCCCATGTACCGGCAAGTGTCAGTAACCTGGCTCACCCGATGGCTACAAATCGACAAACAACCCTGCACCGGACTCGTCCTAGTCGAAGGCGTCCGCCTACCCATCGCCATGAAAGCCATCACCGAAACCGCGTTCCGAAAATTCCCCGACTGGGACTGGCTCACCATCTACGAAGACGACATCCTCCCCCCACCAGACGCATTCCAACGCATCATCAACTACCCCGACATCTGCGACATCGTCGGCAGCCTCAACCACATGCACAACCCACCCCACCCAGCCAACGCATACACACTCCACAACCGCGACGCAACCCCCATCTACAAAAACATCACCCCAGGCACACTCCACAACTGGACAAACCCACCCGGACTCCACGAAGTAGACGCCGTCGCAATGGGCTTCACCGCCATCCGCCGCCACACCCTACAAAACTGGAACAGCGACACACCCATGTGGCAACCAATCCCACCCATCCAAGGCCAAGACATCCACTTCTGCCACGAAGCCAAAAAACAAGGCAACACCATCTGGCTCGACACCGCCATGCAATGCGGACACCTCACCGAAGTAGAGGTCTAATCCAGGCGTCGGCGCCACTTCAAAACATACTCAGCAGCCGCAAACAACAAATCAGGGTCATCAAAGAACTTACCAATCCCCATATTGCAGTCATTGCAGAGCAGACCACGCAAGCACTCACCACAAGAGTAATTGCCAGGGCAGCAAATGTGGTCGTGATCCACATCATGCATCCGGCGCCCTGGCGGCTTACCGCAAACAGCGCACCCACCCCCCTGATTCTCCAACATCTCATCACACTCAGCCGCAGTGATATTGAACCGCTTCAGGTTGTGGTCACGCTGCGCACCAGGATGGGCAGCGGTCCATGCCTGCGCATTACGTAGCCGCATTGCGCGGTACGCAGGGTCTTTCTGCTGCTTCCTGTGGTGATCTTCTCTTGCCGCCTTACATTCGCAGTCTCGGCAAATGCGACGATTCTTCCTGAACCGAGTCAGCGGTCGAACGGTGCTGCAACGACGACACATCTTGGTGGGTTCGACATCCATGCAATATAACTACCACAAACCAGAGACAACCCCCAACAGCAAACTCCCCGATGTTTGCTCAACACCGGGGAGTTTGCTTATGAAGTTGTACTACTTAACCCATTGACCAGCTAACTCAGAAGGTCGGCTGGGTCAAACCGGTCACTGTGACTACCGACTGTGGGTAGCGAGCGGCACTGAAGGCTAAGTAGTTGTAAATCTGGAGAAGGACTGTCAGGTTGTTGGCACGTGTCTCAGGCAGCACGCGAGCCCTGATACCGGACTCCCATAACACAATGTCACTAGCACGTAGCACGTAGATGACATCTTCGTCGCCGTACGATGCGTACTCCGACCCCGAAGTGGTGGAGATGTTCGGGTCTGTTACGACCGGTAGGCCGTGCATCTGTCCGACTACTTGCTGCGATGCCACGTCTTCGAGCACACCCGCGATGTTGTACGGGCTGTTGGCTGCCGGGAGGAACAGAGGACGGTTTGTGGTGTCGAGCAGCGACAGGAACCAGCCCCAGCGCCGCGGGTGCATCACGATGACCTCGGGTGGCAAGAAGCGGGTGCTGTGCACTAACTGGATCGCGTTGGCTACGGCACTGTAGACGCCTGCGATGGTTACTGCGGACACGCTGATGGTTGAGATGCCGGGGGTGGAGTTCACTCCCAGTACCTGGCCGTTGGCGCCGGAACCTGCCAGTACTTGCTGGTCGGTGACGGCTGCGTGTGCGGCCACCAAGTCCCGGAACACCACGTCATCGAACGCGATGGGGGACTGGTCGATCAACTGGATGGCGACACCTTGCTGGCCGGCGATGGTGCGTACCGGGGCGTTGATGAATGTGTCGGTCAGGTTGACCTCGGCGACGCTGATGTTGTCTGCGGTCTGCACAGCGTTTGCTGTACCGGTCAGAATCTTGGGGATGTTGATGGAGTCGGTTCCACCTGGTAGTGGCTGGCGCTGAACCAGGTTCGCGAAGGCGCGTCCAGGACGGGCCAACTCGATGTATTGGTTCATTAACCAGGCCGGTGGCACGGCGTATCCACCGGAACCGTCAACGCGGGTCAGGTCACGGAACTCCATGTACTCCGGAAGTGTCTGTACGTCTTGTGCGTGACGCATCAGGCGGTCGCGGCATTCGCCGGTGTCGTCCACATTCAGGGACACCTTGATCATGTCCTGCATATACGACCGGCGGGGGTCGCCTTTCTGGTAGATGGCCTGCTCGCGGACACGGGTGATTGCGCCCTCAGCCTTGCGGATACGGGACAGGTTGGCGTTCAACTGTCCTGTGCGCTCAACTTCTGCGCGGACCTCTTCGATGCGCTCGTCAAGTCCGACGAGTTCGGCTCCGAGTTCCTTCATTTCTGACATGTACTTGCGGAATTCATTGTCTTCCTCAAGTTCCAGCTTTTCGCGGCCCTGCTCGCGAGCCAGAAGGAGAACGGCTTCGCCCTTCTGCTGAGCGCGTGCACGCTCCTCATGTACTGATCCGCGGCGCTTAATCAGAGTGGCGAGGAAGTCCTCCATACCGCCAGCCGCGACCAGTCCCCGGTTCTCAACCGAGGAGTCAATTACGGTCATGTGGTTTTCACCTTTACGTGTGTAGGTTCGTGCTCGGATTATCGATGCGCGGGCCTCCAACACGGAGGTGGCGACTGGCTTCCAGCGGAGAAGGCTTGATGCCGTTCCCAAGCGGAGCTACACACCATTGAACAATGGGTTTACCATGCAAGTGTCAATGCGACACGCAGGGAAATAGGGTAGAATAAAAAATAGCCGGTGAGGCCAAAATATATGTGCGACCCAATTTCGCTCTGCCTCACCGGCTTCACCTTCCCTGAAAACACCGCGTGGCGTGCGACCATTAAGTGATGTCGTCTCCGTGGCCGTACCCAACCTCCACCCTTTCTCTTCTCACAGGGATGGAGGGTTTGGCGTTTCCGCAGTTCGTGCCACCCCCAGGCGAATACAGCCAAGGCCCGTTCGATGTGTTGGATTATGAGATTGGCTGGGAGGATCAGTTGCCGATTGGTGACATGATCTTGACTTCGTTGTGGTCTGGTGATGCGGGTTTGACTGTGATGGATGGCGGGTTTACTGGTTCGACTTCGACGGTGTGGATTTCTGGTGGTGTTGGCGGGTATTTGTACAGGGTTGTCAACTTGATCACCACAACGGGTGGCCGCACTTTGGGTCGGCAACTGAAATTCAAAATCAAGTCCGCCGCGTAACGGCGTGTCCTGCAGTTGTTATACGGCAAACCGGTGCAAGCCTGTCAATTGGATATCCAAAACTTGACAGGAGCCTTTGATGGTAACTTGCACCGCGACGCTGAACACGCTGGCATCCGACTACGTTGGTCTGGGTAGCTGGGTCGGTTTGGCCACCGCGTCCCCCGGAACCACCTCGACAGCGACCGGTGAAGCATCGGCGGGTTCCCCAGCGTACGCCAGGCTGACAACCACGTGGGGTGCATCCTCAACGTCGGGTGTCCAGACCGGCACCGCCGTCACCCTGAACGTGTCCGCCGCAACCTACACCTACATGCTGCTCGCATCGTCCTCATCGGGGGCGAACATGCAAGATAATGCTAGCATAACCAGCGTTGTAATGGGCGCGCAAGGGCAGATAGTGGTCACTCCAACCTTCACCCAGACTTAAGGGCTATGCTTGGCCGCATGGCCATGTTGGTTCGTTTGTGGGATCGTGATTTCAACTGCCTGCACTCGCAGGCTGTCAATGATATCGGTGAGTGGGTTGATAGCTTGACGATCACAACTGACCCGTGCGATGAGGATGGTAACGCGTCGCAGGGTTGGCGTGCGCGTACCTCGTACCGAATCTCCACTCTCATCGGAACCTCGAAGCTGTTGCACAAAATGTTGTCTTCGTAGCCTGTGCGGTATGCTAGGGGTATGGCATTAACTGATGAGCTTCGTCTCGTGGCCGCTCGCCTGATTGGGGTGAAGCCGGAACACATCGACAGCATCACACCCGTCGCGTACAAGGTGCAGGTGACCCAGCCCATGAACGGTGACGGTATAAGTAGTGGTGGTACGCGCACCGAAACCCACACGATTCAAGTGCATCTGTCTTGAACTACCTTTTCATCGCAACCCCCATGTTCGGGGGGCAGTGTCATGGTGGGTATGCGGCGTCGTTGGTGCGTGTGACGCCGGTGTTTGTGAACGCGAAGTTGCCGTTCCAGTATGCGTTCACCTCGAATGAGTCCCTGGTCAGCCGTGCGCGCGACAGCCTGGCCTACGATTTTCGGCAGACCGAGTGCACCCATCTGATGTTCATCGACGCCGATATCGAGTTCAAGGCCGAGGACTTGCTGACGATGATGGACGCCAACAAGGACATTTTGTGTGGGGTGTATCCGCGGAAGGAAATCAACTGGCCGCGTGTGCATGCGGCTGCGAATCGTGGCGTAGCACCTGAGGAGTTGCACAAGCATACCGGGGTGTTTGTTGTCAACACGTTGGGCGGCCGGATTGAGGATGCGTCGAAGGTGGCGCCGGTTGAGGTTCGTAACGGCGGCTGCGGGTTCATGATGATCAGACGGCATGTGTTGGAGGATTTGGCTGGGGAGGTGCCAACGTATCGTTCGCCGCTGCGCTCGGACGAGTCTGGCCGGAAGGTGTTTCACCAGTTCTTTGACACCAGCATCGACCCTGACAGTGGTGTCTTGTTGTCGGAAGATTTTCATTTCTGCAAGCTGGCGCGTGACAACGGGTACGAAGTTTGGGCGGCGCCGTGGGTAACGTTGACCCATGCTGGTTCGTATCTGTTCACCGGAAGGTTGGATGCGCGATGAAAGGTCTGATTGTGGATGGGTGCGCCGCCCAGGCCGCGATTCCGGTGCGATGTAGGAGTGATGGGGTTC